AAAGTGATTATGATAATTACAGCGATAATGACAGTAATATTGATAATAGCAATCTCTCAAATTCTGAAATAGAGACTAGTGATAATGAAGATTCTCATCGAGATGAACAGCAAGAAAATGATAGTCAAACAAGGCAATACGATGATTACGGCAACGAAAAACAAGGCTCAAAAACTTATACAGAAGACGAGGTCAACGAACGGATTAATAAAGCTGTGCGAGAACGACTTGCTCGAGCAAATAATCACGCCAATCAACAACCAGCTCAACAACAACAAATCCAGCAACAAGCCCAAGGATTTGAATACAATCCTGAATCAGATGGAAACTGGCAACAGCAATTAGAGGCTTTTGTTGAACAAACATTTCAGAAAATGACTCAAAAAACCGCTCAAAGACAGCAGCAAGAAATGGAGCGAATCGCCGAATCTGAGTTTTTAGACAAATTCAGCTCTGGGATGGAGCGTTTTAATGATTTTAAGGATGTCGTAGGTAGTCAGCCTATTAGCGACCCTATGGCCCTAGCTTTGCGAGGCATCAATGACCCCGCTGCGTTTATTTATGCAGCAAGCAAACGCAATCCACAGGAATTGGAGCGTATTTATAAGCTTAAAGACCCATATTCTCAGATGGTTGAAATCGGTAAGCTAGAGGAGCGTATGAGAAAAAGACCGCAAGGAACTAATGCGCCACGCCCATTGGGTAGAAGTCATGAAGATGCGCCTATGAAATATGTCGATAAATCTAAAAAAGAAGACTCTATAGAGGATATGATTCATAAAGCAGAACAGAAAAAATTAGAGAAACTGAGAAAGATTAGAGGGAAATAATTAAACCCGCACCATGGTTTAACTTTCGCAGGTTAGAAATAGTGCGGGGAAATACAAGGAATTATTCATAGAAAATGAACGCCTAAAGAATAACATTACAAGATAAATTTGACAATAATTAAAACAAATTCTATTCTATAAATGACGCGTAGTTCAGCAAGCCCCGTTACTTGCAACACATAAAATGGCGTGTATTGATTGTCTTCCGCCGGACTTTTGATTTAGGTGCTCAATTAATGAGCGTTTATTATTATATGGTCCGTACAAGGAGTACAATAAATGGCCAATGTGTTCAGAGAAACTCAATATGTGCTCGACGATGTGTTTGTTCGCTTCTGGAACTCACTCGCTTTCGCACGCACAGCGAACAGAAACCTAGAAGGCGATTTTAAAAATCTAAGATTCGCAACAGGTCAAACAATTAACTACCGTTTAGAAGAACGATATCTAGCCGGAGAAGGAGCAAGCGCAACTTCAGAAGCTCGTGTTCAAATTATTAGACCTCTAACAATTAGCAAGCAATTCAGAACCATGATTGAATACACTGGTTTCGAATTAACCTTTGATAGAGCGCGCGATGAGCCTTATTTAGAAATGGCTAATGCACCTCGCGCTAAACGACTTGCAAACTTAGTAGAGAATTTTATTGCAACTCAAAACTTCTGGCCTCAGACATATCAAGCAGTGGGAACACCAGGAGTTCCAGTTGACTTTAATACCATTTTAACTGCCGATGCATACATGACTGAACTTGCAATCCCTGAAGATGGCAAGCGATTTTGTGCCGTATCTCCAAGAACCTCAGCTTCATTAAATAACGACCTATTTAACGTGTTTAACATGACCGTTAACACAGGCGCTTTGATTGATGGATTTATTGGGCATCTATCTGGTTTTGACTTCTTTAAAACCAACTTCTTAGGTGTTCAAACCGCAGGACTAGGACAAGCTGGCGGCTCACCTCCTGCTGGATATCTATTGGCAGGAACCGTAACCAACGGACCAATTACAGGTGGAAATACTATATCTGTAGATGGATTAGGTCAGGCTCCAGGAGCTGTCGTATTTAATGCTGGAGATATAATTCAAGTTGATCCGAGTGAAGGCGTATTCATGGTTAATCCATTAACCTATCAAGCGCTTTCTACTGCAGCTCAATTTGTTGTGACAGCACAAGTGGTATCAGCAGACGGAGACACTGCAGATATTCCAGTAAATCCAACAATTGTAGTGGGTCCAGATGCACGACAAAACATATCAGCTGCCATCCCTAACGGCGCTCAAATGCTTCTATATAGGACGCATAATGTAAGTCTTGCATACCATACTCAAGCTGTTGTATTTGCTGCACCTCCAATTAAAGAGTTGCGCGGTGGCGTTGAGGCAGTAACTCGTTACTCAGACCTTTATAAGTTAGCAATGACTTATTCTTTAGGTGCTGATATCAGAAACTACGAACAATTAGACCGTATTGACGTTATTTGCGGTGTCGCAATCAACCCAGAGTTTGCGGTTCGTATTGTATCGTAATAGTAAAGCCCTGTGATGCATTTGTGTTGCAGGGTATTTTTTAAAGATATGAGGTGGGAATGGAACGAGTGACATATCTAAACAGGGAAGTACCCAAGGATGGTTTTAGGGTTTATATCTATCATAAAGATGGAGAAAAAAAATTAGTTAATTCATGGGATGAATTTAAACAAAACATTATGACTAATGAATGGTTTGCAACAGATATCGAAGCGAATCTATGCAAACAATTAGAAACTAAAGTCGAATTATTTACACAAAATGAATTAAATGAAGCTGATGAAATACAAGATAATTTGAATAAAGAATCTATTGCTATAGTGCAAATAATGCAAAAACCTAATGCGGAACCAAAAAAACGTGGCCGAAAAAGAAAATAAGCGAGTAAATCATGGCAGCAATGACAGTCAGACAATTTATTTTCCAAATGTATCGGCTTATTAACGCATCAAATCCGACGACTCCGCTGCATGGCGACCTACAGAATTTAGCTTTAAGTGTTTTAAATCAACTTATGGATTTTTATTCATCAACTGGATTAATGCTTACAATTGCCAAAACTATAACTGCTTCAGCAACTCTAGGAATGAATATTTTTAGGTTCGTGGATGATACATACCCAACAAATGAAATCCAAACAGAGCAAGTAATTTTAACAACATTATCTCCTGATTTTACAGTAATGAATGGTTCAAATTATACGGTAGGCGACTTGGTTACTGGCAATGGGATTCCTGCAAATACAAATATTCTCTCTATTTACTTTAATACCGTTACTTTAAGTAATTCAGCAACAATCACGGGACCTTCAAACTTAACGTTTACATCTCCTATTGTTGTCCCAAGTGTTACATTTGTCACAGAAGGCAGAATAGCCAATATTGATAGTGCATGGCTTCAATTAAATGGCGTCACTTATCCTTTAATTTATAAATCACGTGATGATTTTTTGGCGGCATGGAAATATGAGCCATTGCAAGGGTTACCAAGATTTATTATTGCATTTCCCAATACAAATTATGTTGATGTCCAGCTTTACCCTGCTCCTAGTCAATCTTTTGATTTCTTTCTTCGGGGAAAATTTCAATTAGCAGAATTAACTATAAATAGCGATATGTCGCATTTGCCACAGTATTATATTAGGTATTTTCTTTTTGCTGTTTCCAGGGAGGTTGCATTGTATACAGGACGTGCCGATGCATGGACTGATAAACTTGAATTACGATACCAAGAAGCATATGACATAATGGCGGCATCTTCAGAAGTTAATTTGAGCATTAGTGGTGATGAGCAATCTCTATTAAATGGCGCGTGGCGAGTACGAGCAGGAATCTAAGGATATAATTCATGCCTATTGAAGAATTACCCATATTTTGTTATTTCGATAAACAAAGATTCACACAATTTGGCGCCCAAGATTGTGCTAATTGGTATGGTGTTACCGCTGAAACAGGAAAGAAAAAACAGGCCATGTATCCTGCCATGGGAAGAAAACATATTAACTTCCTTGGCAATAATCAATTAATTTACAACATTCAGCCCCGAACAATCTTTAAAACGATTAATTTCCTATATGTCATCGTTGGTACAGTAATTTATCAATACAATAAATTTTACAGTCAGCAAATTGTAGGCCATGTATCATTAACTGGAGAAATTTGGCAAGATTTTTTACCTGCCGGAAATCTTGTTTACATCATGATTACAGATGGTATAAATATTTACATTTTAACTGAGAATGGAACATCGACAACTTTTGTTCAGGTTACAGACTCAAATGCACCTAAAAAGCCTCGATTTGTAGCCGCCTTCGGAAATAGGTTTGTAGTAAGTAGCCTAAACAGTAACGTATTTACGTTAAGCCAAGTCAATTTAAATGGCTCTGCGGATGGAAATCCAAGTGGATGTTTTACAATCAATGGTTCACCCTTATTTGCAAGTGCTACAGGAGTTATTGGGCAATTTGGAGTACTTCATAACCAGCTTTATATTTTTAATGATTACACGACTGATATATGGGCTAATATCGAAACCTCAATTACAGTTGCTGGCGTAACAACAACTTTCCCGTGGAAATTAAATACTTCATATAACTGGGATTATGGAATCGAAGATCCATTAAGTCTTTCCATTGATTTTGGACGCATGGTTTGGCTTGCCAAAAATAGAGGCGGTATTGTCACCTATATGGTTACTAACGGACAAGCTCCACAAGACATGGATACTCAAGCTATTAACGTATTACTGGAACAAACAGCCAGTGAAATAGAGTTAAATCCTTTCTTGTCCGGTAATGCCGATGGATTTTTATATCAATATGAAAATACCATTTTTTATCGTGCCGTAGCTGGAACTTATCTTAATTTTGGGCAACTTGATATCAAAGATTCTGCAAATGCAATTGAATACAATTTTGACACGAACAAATGGGCTCGAGTTATAGAGCTTAACGGCGAGAGAAATAGAATACAAAAACATGTGTATTTCCATAACATCCATTATGTGATTGTTGAAGATGATAATGCAATCTATCAAATGGCAGGGGACATTTATTACAACGAACTCTTAAACCCTAATCGTACTTCAGATAACGCGCCAGATGCTTTCCTTCCTTATCCAATGCGTTATGAACTAACAACCCAGCAAATTTATGCACCAGATTATTCGGAGTTTTTTGATGATTACGTTGAAATTGACTTTGTATTTGGCTATCAAACGCCTATTAAATCGGATGCGCCGTTTCTTAATACCCAATTCATTATAGATGAAAATCCTGATTCAGATGGAAATCCAATTTATATGATTACTGAAGACGGAAATTATTACATGATTACCGAAGATTCAAATTTCCCAACTTTTTATGATACAACCTATAATCAATTATTTAAGCCTCACATTGAACTTTATTATAGTGACGATGGGGGTATATCTTTTTTAACGGCAGATAATCGCGAATTTAGCCAGCTAGGGCAATATCAATGGCGTATGCGATGGTATCAGCTTGGTGCAAGTAGAAATCGTTGCTATAAGCTTGTTTGCGTTTCTCCATCGCCTATTGTGATATTAGGTGCCGTTAGAAATACACGTAGGTCAAGCGGAGGAGCTAATTAATG